AACAATTTGTCTCTTAAATACTTGACATCATCGATGTCACCGGTATAAGTTCCACCGGCGAGAGTTTCAACTTTCGAAGAAATCCCACCGCGAACTGGAATAAAATAATCTTCTTCAACAGAGAGGGGGTTGTATCTCAAGTCAACGCGGCCCGTGTCTGCGTCCACAATTTGGTTGCGCTTCATTTGAGTCATAACCTTTTGCATATATTGTTCAACATCTTGTGGGGGGATGTTGCCCGTATCGATATAGAACACACGTCGCTCTGGTGAACGAACAATACGATAGGCCATCATTGCGTCTTCAAGCAAAGTCAACTGTCGCCATATGCGTCGGGCTGGTTCGAGAGTTGAAGTTCCATATGGGGCAAACTTGTCGTTACCTAAAATGCGGAAATGGGCAATCTGCCAGTTTTCAAAAGTCAGACCACCCTGATTCCACTGAAATTGAATATAATTGGGGTTCGTCTTGTCTTCTCCCTCAATCCTTTCTACTTCATTGTAAGGTAAGGCTATGACATTCTTAATGCCATGTTCATCATCAAGGTCAATATACAAAAACATATCACCATACTTACACATTGTGCGGCACCAACCAAAAAGATTGAACTCAATGTTCATTATGTTGTGATATAGGGAATACAAGACCGTCTTAAGCTCTTCATTCGGACAATCAATCGCCAGCAAAGGTTGCAAATCTGAAGAGGTCGTCATCTCGTCTGCATAAATGTCCAAGGCAGAAGCAATCTCTGGGGTGTATTCCATCTGATCGAAATCGGCGTATCTCTCAACACGATTTTGAGAAGAAATTACATTTGATTGAATATTGTGAAAAGGGTTGTAAGTTGCCTTCTTAAACTGCTGGCCACTTAACGATTTAAAAGTTTGTGCAAACTTATCAAGCTGAGCGCGACGATATTTCCGTATTGTTTGAGAACGGTAATCAATAATTGGACCAGAAAACAGCCGAGTTAGGGTCTTATATAAGTTAGATTTTGGATTTTTTGGATTTTTTATGTGTTTTCTAGGTGGCATCTTGCTTAACCCTTATATAACCAATCATATTTTTCATATTCTTTCTGTTTTTTTTCCATTTTTGAAGATTTATATCCTTTCATACCGGGTATGGCAGTGTCGAGAGTGGTGGCACCCTTAACAATAGAACCGATAAGCGCTTTCCTATATTCCACATCTTTTTGATTAACCGTCAAAGCAGTATCTCTTACCCAACAGGCAATCGCAAGAGCCATTACCAAGTCATCGTTGTATCCACGCATCGCCTCTGGCTTGTTGTTGTTCCAAACAAAGGTCTTCAACTCATTAAGAAGCCGAGAAGAACGTATCTTAATTATGTCGTTCCTTATGAATTCTTCCAATTTGGCCAAAATCATTGGTCGTGTCTTTCCGGAAGTTGTGAAACCTGGAACACAGTTTGATCTATGATCAGCAAGGTACTGCTCTACATATTCATGCGTGGATTTAACTGAATGGTAGACATTTTTATATTCCAACTCCTTTAGCTTCTCTAAAACCGTATAACCAATGTTATTGTTCTCGACAACAATCATACATTCGCCATACTGATTTCCATTACTCAACAAAAATGGTGCAAAGTGATCTGGTGTCATCTTGCCCTGGTATTCAACAACAATCTCCATCGTATCTAAATTCACAATATGGAAGGCGGAATAATCCTTTCCGTCGCCGCGGGCAACATCAGCAGACATAAGATAACTACAAGAAGGATCATAATCCTGCCAAATCCAAAGGCCGCGATCAAAACCGGTTCTATATTCCGGATCCCTTATCATCGCTTCAACCTTGTTCATATCATCTGGGTGGATTACTGTCTCACCAGACATATTGAAGTTACATTCAAATTCCTGTGCGATCTGCCTTCTGGAAAGGTTTTTTGTTTCGTTCTCGAACCATTCTTGATCTCGCTCAGGGTGAAGGTCCCACATTAATTTTACAGAATGAAAATCATTTGCCTGTATTTCGGCATCAATATATGTTTGATGAAACCAGTTTCCAACACCATTCGGAGTGGATGCGACAATACAGCGACCACCAGTTGAAATCGTGGGAGACAAACCAGTCCAAAGTTCATCCAACCCATCAACGTGTGCTGCTTCATCAATCACGAGAAGAGAAAGAGCTTCTGAACGACCAGCATCAATAGACGTAGAGGCTGCTTTGATTTGTGATCCATTCGTCAATTCAAATGAGTTCCTATTATCGACCGATATACTGGCGATCTGGATCCATTCAGGCAAGTGTTTGATAATCGCTTTTACTTTCTTAACCAAGTTAGAAGCTGTCTGGTATTTTGTTGCCATCACAAGAATATTCTTATCGCGATGAAACAACATCATCCAAGATATGTAGGCACCAATAATCGTAGAGATGCCCATTTGTCGAGCTTTTAGTATAACACTAAAACGGTAATCATTAAAATCTTCTAAGAGATCTTTTTGAAAATCATAAGTTTTAAAGGGTATTAGGCCGTGTAAGGGATGAGAAATCTTTGCGTAATTGTTAATAAAATAGTGCGGATCTTTGCCAGATTTTATAATCTCTTTGACCAATTCCTTTTTGGATAATTGATAGCTCATTCATTTTCCAAGATTACCGGGCAGTATCATTTTTGCCCAGAGACAGCCACTTTTTAAAGGATGCGTCGAGGCGTTCCTCAGAGGCTTCTCCGACTGGAGTAGCATCCTTAAGGCCGCCGACCTTATACCACCGAAAAGCCTGCACCCAAGAACGAACTCTAGAAGTGTTCTGGACTATCGCCTCCAGTTCGTCTTGAGCAGTCAAAGTTAAGGTATCGCCGGTAACTTTCTTATATTCTTTCTTAATGAACTTGGCAATGTCATTAATCATTTTTTCCAAATCTGATTCAAAGTTCCTATCGTGTACATCTTTAAGTTGAACTTCAGAATGATAGTGGATGCAGAGTTTGTCGCCGCTGAGTTTAACTTTGAACCCATCCATGACTCGCTTATCAAGGAGGGGGTCTCCTTCCTCTCTTTTCAGCCCAACAGTGTGTGCTTCACCATCGTCCGTATAGCGAGCATCGTGCCCACCATCATAAGCATATGCCAATGCTTGGGAAATTCCCCTAATAACCTCTAACGTTGTTGCCATTTTATTCTCCTTGTGGTCTCCAGCCAGATTGCCAACGCTCTTCGCGACCGTCGACATATTGAATAAAGCACTTATAACAACACCCATACTTGCTCATATAAACGTCATCTTGTGATTTAAACGAATATGCGCTACAAGCCGGACATGTTCTATTGCTCTTCCTACTAAGTAGTTTCTTGGGAATGAAAATTCCATCTACTTCTACTTTCTCGGACTTCTCCTCTAGTGATTGAATCTTTTTATAGAACTCCTTTGATTGTTCTATATATTCTTTCTCTTTTTCCTCGTCCCAATGCTTCTTTGGATTCTGGATTGCTTCTTCGCCATATTTCTCTGCGATAGCCTTTTCAAGCTTGACGATGTAGTGTGGATCTTCGTGTTGTTTAATCATTAGAAAACATCGTCGTCAATATCTTCCCCAGAGGCAACAGTAATAGGGGCAGCAGGCTCTGCGGTCGCACGTGCTAAATGGCTTTTTTCAATCTTCTGGTATTCTAAAAAATTATTGTGTAATCTTTCTCCATACTCAGTTCCTGTTGACGCGTCAAATGATGGATTTAGACATATGGAATCGTTGTCACCATCATATAACCCCAACAGAAACCTTCCCGGCATAGACCACGCGGAGTCACGCCACCTGTGGCGCTCTGGGTATTCTTCAAACAATCTTACGTTTTTAATCAATTGAACGCCGAGCGGATCCGCCTCGCCGGCCTGTGCGGCAGCGAGAACATCATCAAAGACTCCGCGATCTTTTTGTAATTCAGGATTTGCGCCGGCGAGGACAACCCGTGTTCCTAAATTATAGTGCTCTCCGGAAACTCTTTTTCTTAAACTTTCTTTTATGCCGGATGGATTTTCCTCCAAGAATGTTATACTTAACGTTCCGACGCCGCTGCGGGAAATTCTAAACCCATCTTCTACTACTTCATTAAAATTTGATGGAGCTATCCTCCCTGTGCTGTGCGAATATATTCTAATTCCGGAAGGTGG